CGCCCGTACCTTAACAAGCTGCTTGCGATCTAGACAAAGACCTTGCAGTTTCATCTCGGCTAACAGCATGGCAAAGTCGCACTCTTCATAGAACCACCCTTCAAACGAGGGCGTCATACCACACCTGATGCATTTACGGTGGTTCTCACAGCCCCAAAAATCGTGCTCGCACCTATCGAGACTAGAGCAATAGTATCTTCCCAACTGCAGAGTATTCAGAGCATCGTGGCAGGCATACTGCAACACCTCCTGCCCTGTCTTGTGTGCGATAGCCGGGTCGAACTGAGGAGACTCCCTGTCCAGGAGGCGGGCAGCAAGCTCCTTCAGTCCTATCCCTTTGTTGCGGCCTTCAACCAACCAGGCAGCAATCATCGAGTCAAGCAGCCCGGGAAGGGGGTAGCCGGCTCGAATCATCACCTGGTGGTCAAACTTACAGTTGTGTGCCCATAGCTGCCGCCGTTTGGCGAAATCCTGCAGCCGTTTGGCAACCTCGTGGAGGTCCATGAAGGAAGCGTTGTTGCCCTTGTGGCGCACGGGCAGGTAGAAGCATTCTTCGTCTTCAAAGGCCACAGAGAGGCCCAGGAGGGCGCTGTAGCTAATATTGATGAAGTCCCTACCCTGTAAGAGGGGACCAGCTGCCTCCGTATCAAAGCCTAGGTGTCCCTCGTAGCTATCTAGCTTCTTCAGAAGCTTGTCCACCTTGAGGCGGGTATTAGCTAGCGTCGTCTTCACGCTTGCTCCAGAAGTTTACATACTTATCGTGACAAGCCTGTGAGCAGAAACGTAGGACCTTTCCTCTACTGGTGGCGGGGTGCTCGATGTACGAATCTTTTTGATAGATAACTAGGTCACACTCGTCACAGTACCCGATGGTCTTGTTGGGGTCCCACCCGTAGTACTCATCATACACTTGGGGTAACTTGACTTGCCCGGCTACTCGTGATCCCGGAGACGGTACAAAGTTACCTGCCTTCCGCTGCTTCTCAACCTGTGTGATTCGTCGAGCTATGTACCACATGGCTTTCTGTAGATCCTTCACCTCTTCGCCCTTGAACCGAGCGCGATGGATATACTTCAGGGCATTACCGTAACAAAAACCCTCCCCGTGACCTTGGTCTTCGATCATGTCGATAGATTCGTATCCGCCCTGCGTGTAGTGACGGGGAGAGTTAATGTCGTCGGTCATCAGAAATTCTCTGGGTCGTATGGGGGCCTGGCCTCCATGTCTTCATAGACAATCAGGTTACAGAACACCTCACTAATATCTAGCTTCCGGCCAGACTCGGTCTTGATTGCAACCACCCTATCCCGTACAGGATAGCCGGTCTCTGGGTCCTTCTCTCCGGTTTGAAGAGTAAGTGACACTCCGTAGTTACCCTGGTAGGGCGACGTAAAGATTCCTCCGAACTCCAACTTCTCTTTCTTCTTCTCTCCCGGAATGGGGATCTTCAATTCTAGTTTCGCTACTCTCTTACTCTGATGTTTCTCTGTCATTACCAATCCTGTTTCTTATTACGTGCCGGTGCTTTGCTGCCCGGCGTCATTGGATACAGCTCTAATCCTAGGTTCTGACCCAGGCTGACGGCTGCTCGTTTAAGTGCATCAGTCACAGCTTCTGCAATGGCAAAGTCGAAACCCTCTGCAGACTTCCGACCGTATCCGTATGCTAGTCCATCTCGACAAACCGACTCTCGGAACCCACGCTTAGACTCGTCGCCGGTATAAACAGTTAAGCACACATGAACAAAAGCCGTACAGTCCTCCGGAAATAACTCTACTTTCGTGACAGAATACTCCCAACCGTCCCAGCCAAAAATCTCATTCAACCGCTGCTTGACGTAACGTCCGCTCACGTAGCTAAGTTTGATGCCCCCGCCGCCTGCACGCTGAGAGATACACTCCTTCGGGATGGGCGCTTCCAGCTGATCCTTAATGTCACTCATAGTGATACTTCTCCTATAATGACCCTCTTTAGTGCTCCCATTTTATCGTCGCCATAGAGGACTTCTCCCTGCATAGCTACCAACCAACACCTTTCAGTTAGCCACCTACTTGGCTCGTGAGTTGCATGAAGGGTTCCTTCTTCACACAACTTTAACGGACCAAACTCTTCCTGCACCATACCCGCTTTGGCGGGAGCCCCTCTTCCGAACGAGGGCCGGCCGTCTTTTTCACTAAACCAAAGAGCCAACTCCCCACCTATGTCTTTATACTCCGGGAAGAGTTTTAGGTACTCCCGGCAAGCCAATTTCCAGTAGTCAGTACCGTAACCGAAACCGAAACCGCCACCGTAACCGTCACCGTAACCGTCACTGAAACCGTAACCGTCACCGTAACCGTCACCGAAACCGAAACCGTAACCGTCGCCGTCACCGTAACCGTCACCGAAACCGAAACCGTAACCGTCACCGTCACCGTAACCGTCACCGAAACCGTAACCGTCACCGAAACCGTAACCGTCACCTAAACCGTAACTGAAACCGAAACCGTAACCGTAACCGTAACCGTAACCTAAACCGTAACCTCTTATTTCCACGGGCCTTCTTCCCACTTCTTGGTAGCTTCCGGCGTGCAAAAAACCACCGACGTTATGTCCCTAAGTTGAATATCAATGGGAGGTCCTACTCGCGAACTACCAATAGGCCCGGTTACACCCAAACCTCCAAAACCTTTTACCTCTTCTGACCAATATAAACAAAGACGGGAAGCCCTCAAGAAAATCGTCTCTCCCTCAACGTCCTCTGCGTACCCAAAGAATACACCCTTGTGTTTAGTCGTTACCACTACTGCTTTCTCATTCTTCTTTTTTCTAGGCATCATAACTCCTTTTGATTTCTAAAAACTCATTGTTACACTGCTCCAGTATACCCTCCCACGCTGGGTCACGCTCCACGACATAAGGACGCAAGTCCCAGAAGGTGCGATGCTTCACCCGCTTGATGCACTCCGCCACGATAACCGCTGCGGGCAGGTCGAGGATGTGCATCTGGCACTGCAGCTGAGGGATGTAGTAGTCTGGCACTCTCTCCTGCCAAGCACTACTTGTGCTCTTCTTTATCTCACAAAGCCAAGCCTCGTCTTCTCCAATCTCGTCATAGAGAAGAGCGGTCACCTGGTCCATCTGGTGCGGGTCCTGACACATCTCCGGGAAGGGGGGCACCTTGAGCCCTGGCCGACGAACAAATCCGTCTATGCTGGCGGCTAGCCCCATCCACCTGCCGCAACCAAAGAGCTTGTTGCAGTTCTCTGTCTTGGCCCCGACTGCGTAACCAAACTTCCTCTGGATGTTCTCTTCGTCGAAAGAACCGTTGGCCATTGAGGTTACAACTGCATCCTCAAAGACTTTCTCCTCCCCTTCGAACTTTTCCCGCACGATCCCCTCACGGTCGTCACTCCACCAGCGGGGGATGTCAACACCTCTCCAAGTGAAGATAGCAGAAGACGTAAGATAGCGTTGTCTCGTCTTCAACCAATGCTTCCGGTCTTCGTTGGCGTCGGCCAAGACAAATGTGTCGCTCATAAACGTATACGATCCAGAGTCTTTGTAATGACTCTCCGAACATCTCCGATGTTTTCACCTGGATATGGAGTTGAAAGAGGGACGTCGAACTCGGACGCTAAATAAGAAAGCTCGTCTTGTATGTCCTCTAGCAGACCCTCCAGGGCTGACAGCCGCGCGAGGAAATGTTTTAACCTCCTGATACGAATCCAGTCCACAGATGTATCCGACATGGCGACAACCTATCACAGAGAAACCGAAAGTGCAACCTTGACAGTTGGCACAGTCCTTGCTATGTTAACCGTCGGTTAACGGAACTTAATCATTAACTACTAGTAACTTAAGAGATTCCCTCTTCAGATTCAAACGGGCAGGGAGGAAGGAATTTGGGGTGGCTTCAAAGTTTCGCTCCTATCGTACTAGAATCGCAGGGGAAAACGATAGGCTAGCCGTTGAGGTTTGGCTCCTCCTGAGACGAAGGAAAGCCTTGACATCAGCTTACAAATAGCCTAATCTGGTGTGTAGGCAGATGGACGACCTGAACGAAGCGGCCCCGCACTCTTGTCCAGCATGTGGTTATGCAGCCTACATAGGGTTCTCCGAAGTCAAATGCACCAATAAAGCCTGCCCGCACTACAACCTAGACCTGTGGGTGGAGTGGGCAATGTTAACGGACGACACGGGGGACCCGCCCGACACGTTGCCCAGAAGCGTCCCTGACTTGTTTCGGGACTTCTGCACCCATTGCCACGTCCCCCAATACTTTCCGAGATATGAAGACGGGAACGGGGTGTACCACGCCTACTGCAAGCAGTGCGGGAAGCCAAACCATTGGACCGCCAGCCTATTTGAAGATGAGGATACTCAGCCGCAGTCGTTTAAGTCAGACCTTGGTGCCTGGCTAGATGATCCGGTGAGCAGTGACTGATGGTAAGAAAAACTATGTATGCAGCGTCACTGGTTTCGCTTGCAGCTGTAAGCCTGGCCGTGGGTGCGCTGGGACTTCTCGTGGTCCCCACTTGGACCCGCCTCCAACGTCGGCTGTACGACTCGTTAAGTCAGCACGACTTCTCGTTGTCTCAGCAGAAGAACTCATCGAGGAAGCCTTGAGTGAGGTTCCCTTCGATCGCGCGTTCCCAAACCCCGAACTTCGGCAAGTGACAAAGAAGCTAAAGGCTGCCCGGATCTTAATAGATGAAATTCTTAATTAGCTTAGCTTACTTATGACCGTATTTTCAACCAGCGAGACAATCGCGCAAGCCGTTGAAACATTTTATTTAGACAGAGAAGGCAAGCCGGAACTCATACCAATAGGGTTACCTCCTATTGATAGAGAGCTAGGCGGCCTTGGTCCACGCGCCTGCGGCATCCTTGCCGCTGCTACCGGGGTCGGGAAGAGCAGCGCCATGCTCACGTCCATGTTGGCTAACCGAACGAAAGTGGGGGCGGTCAGTGTGGAGGACGGCCCCGACGTGGTGGGGGCTCGACTCATCTCTGCCCTCAGCGGCGTGGACTCCATGCGCATTAGACGCAAGGACCTGACCGAGGAGGAACTGGAGCGCATCACCAAGATTACCAAGAACCCTAAGCTCAAGAATATGTACTTCTCTTATCCAACAGCGGGGACTGTCGATGACATTGAAAAAGCAGTTGACGATCTGTGCGCTAAGGGCTGCCGAATGGTGTGGCTGGATTATCTACAAAAGGTGCGGGGGCACCGGGACGATCGTAGACACGAAGTTGCCGAAACCTTTACGCGCTTTCAGCGAGCTGTTGCACGAGGCGGTGCTGCAGGAATGGCTATCTCGCAATTCCGAAGGTTGGGTGATGGGGAAAAGATACCCCAAATCTACCATCTCAAAGAATCAGGAGACCTTGAGAACGAAGCCCGACTCATCGTCTTAGCGCACAAGCACAGGGAGTACGGCCGTGTTCGTTTCCGGGTGGGCAAGAGCACCTACGGAGGAGAACACATCACCTTTGATTACAAGAGAGACGCTTCCGGCACGCTGCGGGAAGTTAGCTTTCTTGATTATGCGAATGACGAGGACTTCTGATGGGGGGAAAAACAAGTAGGCGGAAAGGCCACACCTTTGAAAGGTTCGTAGCCACAGCACTCCGGGTGTGCTTTCCCGATGCCGCTAGGGGCATTCAGTACCGAGACCCGAAGGCCTGTGACGTGGAGGGCACTCCCTTCCGTATCGAATGTAAGAACCACGAAAAGCTCTCCTACAACGATGTGCATGCAGCAATAGAGCAGGCCACTGAGAACGGAGTTGAGTTCGGGGACAAGCGTCCACCTATCGCAATCACCAAGACTAGCCACAAGAAGCCACTGGTTCACATGCGCCTAGAGACTTTGATCACAATCGTTGAGCGGTTGTTCTACGCACCGCCAGAGTTAGCGGATGTGATCCCTATCGTGAGGGAGAAGAAGTGAAGATCGTAGCCATAGGGGATATGCACGCACACCCCAGCTACAACCTTAAGCATTTTCGCGCTGCCGGTGAGTTCTGTGCCGAGGAACAACCTGACGTAATCGTCCAGATAGGAGACTGGGCAGATGTCAGCTCCATCAACAGCCACGGCAGTAAACTAGAGCGCGAAGGATCTAGGTGGAAGCAGGATGCTGAGGTTACCAAGGAGTCTTTGGTTGAGTTCATGCGGCCCATCCTCCGGAGGAAACGCAAGCTGCCCCGCCGCCTGATTACTCTAGGCAACCACGAACACCGTATCAATAGGTGGGTAGGAGAGAACCCAACCTTCGAGCATGACATAAGTATCAATGACTTGGGGTTCGAAGACGCAGGGTTCGAGGTCTTTCCTTACGGGCAGTATGTCTCCATCGCCGGGTTCAATTTTGTTCATTGTATTATGGGCAAGACGGGCAGGCCT